CATATCCCAGAATCCAGTGATAAACTGACCTAAAACGTAAATTAGGATAGTATCTGAAGTATCAATCTTTTCAAACTTATAAAGCCAACCAACGCCAATAAGAAGCCCTCCTGTAAAGATTATTACAGCGACAAATGAAAACAGTTCCATCCATCTTTGAAAACTCATTATAACCCGGGAATAATCCGTTTAGCAGCTTCGCCAAAAACCTGACCTAATATTCTCCAACCTTTGCCTTTTTCGCCTGGTAACTTTGAAAGGGAATCCATTTTTGAATGCAGCCTTTCAAAGTCCTGATTAAGGTAGTATTCGGTAGTCCTTTGATCTTGCTGAATGCTTAAGCACAAATTGACCAATGAATCATTTTCAGCGTAAAGCTTAGTAATTTCAAGATCCTGCAATTTGGCTTTTTGCTCAATTGAATCTAACCTGCTATCGGTATTTCCTAGGTCAGCTTTTGGACCATTGCAAGCAAAAGCAATTAGGAATAAAAACAGATATTTTACCATGTTAAAAATTGTTTGATTTGAATAATTAATTTCTTCCAAAAGGGTTTTTTACGATTTTGAACCGCTTCTTTTTTTAATACAGGAATCACAATATTATCCCATTCAGGCTTTTTAACGTCTCTTATCCTTTTGTAAGCATCTGCTAGTAAAAGCACAATTCTACCAAAGATCAGGAAAGCGGCTCCATGAATTAGTAGCCAGTTTTCGGAGTTGGTTAGTATTGAAGCAATGCCAACTGTTGAAATGTCGGAAATAAACTTGTAGGAATCCTCTTTAAGCTTACAAGCGAATTCAAAAAATGTTTCTTTCATTACTTTGACCAAATAACTTTTGAAGGTAAGGAAGGATCCGAATCAACGTGAATCCATCGAGAATAAATCCCAATTCGAGTAAATCCGACTTGCTGCAAAGATATCAAAATCTTATATCCATCCGTTCCTGTTGAATAGGCAATATCGGCCGCAAATCCTTTTGTGTGGGCTGAATTTGGTGTACCTCCGACCTTTTTATTGTGGGCTTCGGTACGATAGCCAGAATTGATTTTAAAAGGCACTCCGGCTATTCCTCTAGCCTTATCCAACTTTAAAAGAAAGTCAGGATTCATTTTTGAGCCGCTCCCGACTAAATCGGGTGAATCAAATTCTGAAAGGTTAAAATTCTCTAATTCCATATCGCAAATTAAAGGACAAAAAAAGTAAATTTTACCAAATATTTGTCGGTCTGAAAATCAATAAGTTATAATTTATTTTAAAAATATTTTGATTATTTTATTAAATATGTTTGCAGAATTAAAAAGAAAGGATTTACTTTGTATCAACAAATAAAAACACAGAAAAAAATGACAACGCAAATCGAAAACATCTTAGTAAACACAAATGCTTCAATAATTGTAAAAGGCAAAGATTCAATTAAAGCAATGTACGGAAAAAGACACGTTGTAGTAAGCTACGACAAATCACAAGACCTTTTCAATCTTTATGCTTTTAATCTTAGAGGGGTAAACATCACAAAAGAAGAAAATGTAAAAGGTCTTTATATCTCTCAAGTAAAAGAAACCATTCTAAATCTAATTTAATCAAAATGGGGCTTCGGCCCCTTAACTTTATGCCTAAAGGAATACCAAAAACAGGAACACGCAAAGCAGGGGCTGGCAGAAAGTCTGGCCCTTTAACAACTACCATAAGCTTTCGAGTTCCAATAATTGAAAAGGAACGGCTTAAAAACCTTATAAGTAATTTGATTGATAATTATTTGAATCAAAAATGGACTGGTGAAGTTTTGATTTATAGAGATTGGGAACATGGCCCAATTACTGCAATTGTAGAAAATCAGAAGCCTCTTAATTAAGGCTTTTTTTATTTTAACTATTTGAATTATCAAATTCTTATCTTTGTGCTTTCATTTAAAAAATGATGGTACTTAAATTTTTAAAATATGTCGGTTCAAACCGTTAAGCTATCAGATGTAAAATCGAATCCAAATAACCCTCGATTAATAAAAAACGATAAGTTTGAAAAGCTTGTCCAGTCATTAAAAGACTTTCCAGAAATGGCAAAGGTTCGTCCGATTGTAGTCAATCAGGACTTTGTTGTTTTAGGGGGTAATCAAAGGCTTAGAGCAATGAAAGAAGCAGGATGGAAAGAAGTACCCATTCAAGTTGTTGATTGGTCAGAGCAGCAGCAAAAGGAGTTTATTATAAAAGATAATGTGGGGTTTGGCGAATGGGAATGGGATATTCTTGCAAATGAATGGGAAGCTGAGGATCTTGAAAAATGGGGTTTGGATGTGCCTGTAATCGATGAATCAACAGAGGAGGATTTAGTCGGGAAAGTACCAGAAACCTTTCGAATCGAGATTGTAACCGATAGCGAAGAAGGGCAACAAAAAGCCTATAACGAACTTATCGAACAAGGCTATGAATGTCGAATTTTGGATTAATTCTATTTAATAAAAATCCTCGTAAGTTAAAGTCAGGCAACATCATTGGTGGTGGCAGGCCCAAAAAGATACCTGAACTACGGGAACTATTGGCCAATGTTTTAGGTGATGAAAAGGACGGAAAATCTGCTGCTGAGGCTATCCTAATGGCATTACGCAACAAAGCTATAAAAGGCGATGTTCGGGCTGCTGAGTTGCTTCTCGACAGGGCTTACGGCAAGGTTAAAGATATTGATAATAGACCCAATGATTTAGTAATTACCATTTCAGGACCAACTCCTGAATAATATCATTTATGCTAATTTGTTCCCGAAAGAAATTAGCACAAAGTAGAAAAACTAAATGAATTATATTATATTTGTATTGCTGTCTGCAACCAGTAATAAGACATTGGTTTCACAACCAAAAAACGAACCTCGACTTCAAATGTGTTGCAGCTTTTGATTTCGGGGTTTTTTGATTTATCATGGAAGAAATTTGGAAGGCAATACCTGGGTTTGAACAATTTTACGAAGTAAGCAATACTGCCAAAGTGCGAAGCTTGGATAGAGTAACAAGGGTAAAAAATAGGAATGCAATTTTTAATAAAGTCTTTAAAGGCAAGACTCTAAAAATAGGCTTAGATACGTATGGATACCCAAGCTTGGGACTTTCTGCTGAAGGAAAACATAAAACAGTATTAATTCATAGACTAGTTGCTTTGGCGTTTATTCCAAATCCAGAAAATAAGATTGAAGTAAATCATAAAAACGGAGTTAAAACCGACAATCGAATTGAAAATTTAGAATGGAATACTCCAAAAGAAAACACACGACATGCATTTGCAACTGGATTAGCAAGGGGAAGAAGAGGGGCCGAAAACAAAAGATCAAAATCAATTTCTCAATTCACAATTGATGGAATTTGGATTAAAGATTGGGTATCTGCACAAGAAGTGTTTTTTGAGTTGGGATTTGATAATTCTAACATATTAAAACACATAAAAGGGAAGTTCAAACATGCATATGGTTTTATTTGGAAATTTACTGAAAAATAAATGCATTACAATTTTGAAAAGACCTTCTGGCTCAAATGGTACTGGCCATTCATTGAAACCCTCTACACAAAAGAGGGCCACTATGGAACCAGACAGTCTGCAAAGTCTCACAACATTGCCAGAAAGCTAATATATCACAGTTTTCGGCCATATCAATTCAATGTAATCCATTCCCGAAAGGTTTATTCAGATATTGAGGGTTCAACCTTTGCGATTCTTAACAACCTGATTCAAAAGCATTTTAGGAATGATTTTATTGTCAGGAAAAACCATTTTGAGATAATCAATAAACATACCGGCAATTGGTTTAGAGGCCTTGGAATGGATAAGGCTGAAAAAGGAAAAGGAGTTGAAGGTGCAAATATTGCATGGCTAAACGAAGCTAATCAATATACCAGAGAGGACATGGATTACATTGATACAACCCTTAGAGGCGAATCGGGCGTTAAGATCAGTTTGATAATGGACTGGAATCCAGAATCAATTAATCACTGGCTCAAAAAAGAAGTTGATGAAAACAAAAACCAACCCGATTGCCTTTTCCACAAATCAACTTTTTGGGATAATTATACAATTGATCGAGATGCACTTCATGAAAGGCTTTTAAGGATAAAAACGCATGGCATTGAAGGCGAAAGACGTTATAAGGTTTGGGCTTTGGGTGATTGGGGAATTGAAGGAATTGATAGAACTTTTGCTTATGCCTTTGATGAAAGCAAGCACGTTTACAAAGGTTCTATTCCAGTTTCAAAGGATCATGACTTGGTTTTGTCATTCGATTTTAACGTAACCAATACCTGCGGTGTTTACCAGTTTTCAAAGAATGCACCTGGTCAATTGTATTATGGAACGGTCAATAAAATTAAAACCTATCGAATTGGAGATTTAAAGGTGCTTTGCGAAACAATCAAAGCAGAATATCCAAAAGCCAATTTCATTGTTACTGGCGATGCTTCAGGACAAAACAGGAGCGCTTTTACCTCAGATAACATTTCGGCTTACACACAAATCAAGGCACAATTAAAACTTACTGATTTTCAGCTAAGGGTTCCAAGTGCAAACCCTTCTCACATTCAATCAAAAATAGTTACCAATCTGGTTTTGCAGCATTGTAAAATAAATATTTCAGACCAAAACGATTTGACAATTGAGGATTTAAAACAGGCGCAAGTTGATGGAAACGGTTCTTTGGACCCTTGGAAAACAAAGAATCCAAACCTATCCCACAGTCTGGATGAAACAAGATATTTTTTTAATACTTTTTTTGGCGAAATTGCGGCCTTTGTAGAATTGTAAAATTATGAGTTGTAATAATTGCGGATCCTGTTTTCAAATATGCCAACCTTTTCAGGCTTGCTTTGGTGCAATGTTTATTGATATTCCAGTTGGAATTGAATGGGGCGAAATAATGGTTTCATTTTCCAACGGTCAAGAAGTTGCATTTAAACAAGCTATTGAATCGGTTGATGACGTTTTAATAGTTGATCTTACCTTATTTCCAGATGGCTTCTTTTCTGCTTATGGCGGTCCTTACACGCTTCAATTTTTTGATGTTGAAACAGGCGAGTTACTTAATTTTGTTGCAACCAACGGAAATGGTTATACTTGCATCGAGTTTGAATTTCAGAATGGTTCTGAGGTTGATTCTATAACAATAAGCGCATAGTGAAATTCATAATTGGAACCTCTATAAAAGTCAGGCGATCATCAGGTACTATTTGCTCAGGAATAATTAAAAAGATTGAGGGCGAATTTTTAACGATCAATGGAAAATGTGGAAGGTATAGAATTCACGAATCACAAGTAATTCAAAAGTAATGGGTTGTAATTGCTCAGGTAGGCCAAAGCCAATAATCAGAAAACCAGTAAGGAAATGAGTTTAGCAAATGAATTAAGAATCGGTAATTGGGTTGAAATACTCGGAAATTCTAAGCGATTAGATTTTTTCACAACTATTCAACCAAGTAGCTTTTCAGTCAATATTGATAAGACCTATGGTCCTATTCCTTTGGATGAGGATTGGCTTTTAAAGTTTGGGTTTAAAAAAGTTTCGTATTGGAAATTAGACAATATAATCATTGAGCAAACAGGAAATGAATTTGCCTTACACATTCCAGATAATGACGCTGGATATGAATATAGCGAACGGTTTAAGTACGTTCACCAGCTTCAGAATCTTTATTTTGCCCTAACTCAAACCGAACTCCAATTTAACAAATGAAACAAAAGCACATATTTATTCTGGAAAATGGCAATGAAATAACTATCTGGTCTGGTTATAGTCCCGATATGACTTTCGCTATTATTGAAGACCTAAAAGCCCTAAAAAATATAAAAGAAGTAATTGAAACCGCCCATTTGAAAGGATGGGTATTAATTGAATGAAAATGATACAATTAATTTTTGAAGCAATATCAACGGCTTTATTTGCTCAGTTCTTTTGCTATGCCATTATTTGGGTTCCATACCTTGAATGGTATTCCAATCTTATCAACAAACTACCTGACTACCTTTCTGACCCTTTAGGGAACTGCCCTTACTGCATTGCGCCCTGGTTATTTTTAATCTTACATTATGTTCCAATTCCTCAAGAAATCAAAGAAGTCTGTTTCGCCTTTGGCTGGATCTACTTCGCCAATGCCTGTTTCAACAGATTCATCGACAACGACTAAGCCAGTCTACAAAGGCAACTGCGATTCTAAACATTGGGCCTCCATTCAGTTTGCCTTCAAATCAGGCGATAGGAACTTCTTTTGTTGGAATCAGGATATAATGGTCGCATGGGAACGAATGGAAGCCGCTAAGTCAATCTATCGGGAACTGGAATACCATATCAACCCGGGAGTATTATCACTGCATTTTGAAACCGTTGAAACCCTGCTTAAAAACCCAAAGGTTAAAAACGAGGACAAACTTTTCAAGATTGCTGAAATCAATTCCAGAATGAAGGAATTACAAGGGCTTTCAATTGACATTGACACGCAAATAAGACTTGCAACTGTTAAGTTCTTTGACGAATATGAAGACCCTTTCAAATTCGATTATAAATATAATGTTGAAAAGGTAAAGTTTTGGGCTTCAAATTCCGATGTACCATCTTTTTTTTTGAATCTGCCACAAAATCAATATCTAACATCCTCAACAGAATTACAAGAGAATTTGATGAATTCTTTGAAGGCAATAAGCGTATTGAACATAAAAAACATGGAGTATCATTCTACCTTGATGAACTCGGAAAATATAAGTCAGGATTTACAGAAAGAATTAGATTTGCACAAGGAATTGGAACAGACTTTGAAAGCTTGGTCAGATGTTCCTATTACGAATACTATCTGAAATACTCCTTTTGGATAGCGGCACTCAAAAAGAAGAATAAAAATGCAAATTGAGCACTCTATCACAAAATAACATTGTAGTCAATTATGTACTCAATGACGACCAGGTAAACAAAGCAAAAACAGCCTACGACAAATTAACTGACGCTGAAAAGAAAGCAGTTGATGAAACCAGAAAGCTAAACGATCAATTAAAAAAGACTGGTCAGGAAGGTTCTGAATCTGCTAAAAAGGTAGGCAATGAAATGAACAATATTACCAGTCTGGCAAAGTCCGGGGCTGGTTTGTTGGCTGGGTTCTTTGCGGTTTCAAGTATAAAAGATTTTGCAGTGCAGGTTTTCAATGTTACTGCTGAATTTCAGAAGCTAAGTGCTGTTTTAACAAATACACTTGGAAGTAGCAGCGCAGCACAAGGCGCTATGGCTAGCATTCAGAAATTTGCATCACAAACTCCATTTAGTGTACAAGAATTAACAGCTTCATTTGTTAAACTTGCTAATCAAGGATTTACTCCAACGACTGAACAATTAAGAAAGTTAGGAGATTTAGCAAGTTCAACTGGAAAAGGGTTTGACCAACTTGCTGAAGCTATTATTGATGCACAGGTAGGAGAATTTGAAAGGCTTAAAGAATTTGGAATTAGAGCAAGTAAAGCAGGTGATAATGTTACTTTTACATTTAAGGGGGTTCAAACACAAACTAAAAATACAAATGATGCTATTAGAGAATATATATTATCATTAGGCGACGTACAGGGAGTTAGCGGGGCAATGGCAGGCGTATCTGCAACTTTGGGCGGACAAATAAGCAATTTAGGGGATGCATGGGATAGCTTATTAAATACAATAGGCACTAACCTTGCACCAATTTATCAAAAAGCACTTGGATTAACTTCTTCATTTTTAACTAAGTTAAATGATTTGTTTGGAGGCAAACAAGTCACAGAAGCTGGTGAAAAATTCAATAAGATTTACGAAAAGTTTAATAATGCAAGTATTGGAGCATTAGAAAACGCTAAAAAAAATACGACTAACACGATTAATAATCAAAAACAAAAAATTGAGGCACTTAAAAAAACTTATGATGAAGAAACAAAATTATCAGAAACAATGCGAGAAGAATATAGAGCAGCAGGTTCTGAATATGACGATGTTCAACAACAAACAATAACAACTTCAAGAACTGTAACTGCTCAGGAGATAAGTGATCAAGAAAAGATATTAGCAGCATACGAATTAAACCTTGATGTTGCTAATAAACTATTGAACGATAAAAAGAAGGTTACATCAGAAACAAAACAAGCATCGGACGCTGAACTCAAAGCATTAAAAGCCCAATATGATGCGAAGATGCAAATGCTTAATCTGGAAAAACAAGAAAGGGAATTAAGGGGAAAAATAGCAAACGATCCTCAAGCAGGATTGACCGCTGAAATAAAATTTTTAGAAGATGAACTTGCTTTAAAAAAACTATATCAGCAAAAAGGATTAGACATTAAGGACATTGAAATTGTGATTACCAGAGAAAAGCTTGCGATAGCTGAAAAAGATTATGATGCTGGTTTGATGAAAAATTATAAGGATACTGTTGACAATGAAGATGCAAAGCAAAAGGCCAAAAAAGCATCAATGGACAAAACGCTTGAAGATACAAAAGATTACGCCAAAGAATCTGAAGCCATTTCTAAAAAGTCAATAGAAGATGAGTCTAAAAGGATAAAGAAAGCAGAAGAAGAAAAGGCTGCAATAATCCAAGCGTCAATTGACCTTGCAGCCCAGACAACAAACGCATTATTCAACCTTCAATCTCAATACGCTGCAAATGATTTCGCAAGAAAGCAAAAGCAATTTGATGAAGAGGTAAGACTTGCCGATGGTAACGTACAAAAACTTACCGAAATTGAAGAAAGAAGAAGGGCCGCTGAAAAGGAATATAGGGAAAAGGAATTTAGGGCTAATCAGGCTCAAGCTATTGCAAATGTAATATTTAACACGGCTCCAATAATTGCACAATATCTGGCTAAAGTTGTAACAGCACCTTTGGCAATAATTGCAGCTGCAGCTGCTACTG